TTCCACCCGCGCCTTGGGTTCTCTAAAGCTCACCGAAGGTGGTATCAATGAAGTTCAAAAAGACTTCTATCTCGCTACCGCCGGAGACATTGTGGCCGACCCATCGGCTCCCGAAGCGTTTGTACAGGGAGTTATGGAAGATCGCGAATGGGTTATGGACGTTCAAACTGGATCATGGACCTATAAGTCGTTTGAAGAAACAAAAGATGCAATTCGATCAGCCAAACAACATCAGTTGGAAGAAATAAAGATTCGTGCCTTCCAACGCTTCTTGGATAGCATCTAATATGCAAACCTTTACAATGTTCCTTGAAGAAGATGATAAGTGGAAGGAATGGCGAGAAAAATTGAAACGGGGAGAAAACCCTTTACACAAGGGGGAATATCCTATTCATGAAATTGGATGGACTCGCAAAAAGAAGGAACCGGTCAAAGATAGTAAGGTTTCAAAGAATCCAAGTGCATAAATAATAGAACATCGTCACCTACTTAGGAGAACGTCACATGTCGTCACTACAGGATACCATTGTCAAAACGTTGACGGGTCAGAATACAGAAAAAAAGGTCGATACTTTGGAAGAAGCTTATCCGGGTATGGGCAAGAACCGTCAAGACAAGCCTGAGCCGCAGGGTAGCTCAGTCAAATCAAAGTGGGAAAAATTGGAGAAAGGCACGGGCGGCGGCAAGACGATCAGTCATTCGTCTGCTCCCCTCGCGGCCGGTGTCGGTGCGTTTGAGGCCAAGCCACCCAAGCAGGGCGACTCCAAGGAAGCAGAGACCGAAGACCTTGGAAAGGACGCTCCGGGAAAGGTAGCGGCTGCAAAGGTATCGAAGACCACAAGAATTCCGACTGGTAAGGGTGCTGGTGCGGCTCCAAACTTCAAGACCACGGTTGATCCAACATCCGAAATCAACAAGGCATCTTCACGCGGAAATGTTATGCGTGGAGAGGGTGTTGAGGACGAAGAAGTCGAAATTCTTGAATTAACCGACGCGGAATATGAAGCATTATCTCCCGAAGAGAAGGAGCAGCTTGTTCGCGTTGAAGAGGACGATCTTGAAGAAGGAAAGAAAGAAATCGTCGAGAAAAAAGACGAAAAGAAGGAAGAGAAGAAGGATGATGACAAGAAGGACGAGAAGAAGGATGACAAGAAGGACGATGACGACGATGACGACGATGACGACGATGATGACAAGGACGACGACAAGAAGGGGAAGAAAAAGGACAATCCGTTCAAGAAAGAAGAGCTTGAGCAGGACGTTCGAAACCTCTTTGCCGACGAAACCGAACTCTCGGAAGAGTTCAAGACCAAGGCCATTTCCTTGTTTGAAGCCGTCGTTACTGCTCGGGTAGCCAACGAAGTAGAAAAGATCAAGGAACAGTTGGCCGAAGAGTCTGTCAAGATGGTGGAAGAGGCTCGTAGTGCTCTTGTCGCGAAGGTGGATGAGTATTTGTCTACTGTCGTTGAGGAATGGATTCAGGAAAACGAAGTGGGTATTGTTTCCAATCTTCGTGCGGATATCACAGAAGAGTTCATCGACAAGATGCGCAATGCGTTTGCCGAAAGCTTTATCGATGTTCCTGAAGAGCGTCTAGACCTCGTAGGAGAACTTCAGAAGAAAGTTGAAGAACTCGAATTGGCTATGGAGACCGAGCGTGAAAACGCAACGACTGTGGCAGAAGAGTTGACGCAGTTGAAGAAGAACGCAGTCAAGGCACACATCACGGAAGGTATGGCAAAGACAGAAATCGAAAAGTTTGATTCGGTAACTGAAGATGTCGAATATGAAGATGATGCGCTTTATGCAAAAAAGTTGGAAGTCATCAAGGAAAACTTGTTCCCGAAGGCTCCAAAAACAAAGGAATTAGAACCTGAAGTTATTGAAGGGAAGAGTGGTGCAATGTCACGTTATACATCGGTCTTGGATCGTACGCCCAAGCCACGATTCTAAGAAAAGTGTATTCTGAAAAAATCCCACTGCATAAATAATTGCAAGCGTTCAACAAATCATTAACAGGAGAACAACAATGTTTCTTTCCGAACAACTTCAGGAAAAGTGGTCAGACGTTCTCGATCACAAGAATCTTCCGGAAATCAAAGACCCGTATAAGAGAGCAGTGACCGCCGTCATTCTTGAGAATGAGGAAAGGGCATTGCGCGAAGAGAAGGAAGCTCTTTTTGAGGCGGCTCCGACGAACAGTGGTTTCGGTTCGTCTGGCACCCTCGACAAGTACGATCCTATTTTGATTTCCCTTGTTCGTCGTTCTCTCCCCAATCTTATGGCATATGACGTCTGCGGCGTACAGCCGATGACAGGTCCGACCGGACTTATCTTTGCTATGAAGAGCCGCTATAGCTCGAAGACTGGTACGGAAGCGTTGTTTAACGAAGCCGACACCCAGTTCTCGAACTCTGGTGGTACCGCGCACTCGGGTTCCAACCCAGTGGACGGCAACCCGTATACCACGGGTACTGGTATGTCCACCGCAACGGCTGAAGCAGCCGGTTCGTCAGGTGGTCAGGCCATTGCAGAAATGGCGTTCTCGATTGAGAAGACGACTGTAACCGCCAAGAGCCGTGCGCTCAAGGCCGAGTACACCGTCGAATTGGCGCAGGACCTTAAGGCCATCCACGGATTGGATGCCGAAGGCGAATTGGCCAACATTCTTTCGCAGGAAATTCTTGCGGAAATCAACCGTGAAGTCATTCGTACCATCTATACCGTAGCAAAGCCGGGTGCAGCTTCGGCTTCGACGCCGGGTACGTTTGACCTTGACGTAGACTCCAACGGTCGTTGGTCAGTTGAGCGTTTCAAGGGTCTCATGTTCCAGATCGAACGCGATGCAAACGTCGTTGGTCAACAGACCCGTCGTGGCAAGGGTAACGTCGTAGTGTGTTCTTCGGACGTTGCTTCGGCTTTGGCGATGTCGGGTAAGTTGGACTACGGCACGAACCTCAAGAACGACTTGACCGTGGACGACACGGGTAACACGTTTGCGGGTATCTTGAACGGTCGATTTAAGGTCTTCATTGATCCATATTCGGCCAACACCAACGCGGCTGCACAGTTTGCGGTCGTAGGTTACAAGGGTCCGAATGCATATGACGCGGGTATCTTCTACTGCCCATATGTACCGCTCCAGATGGTCCGTGCAGTTGATCCGAACACCTTCCAGCCGAAGATTGGCTTCAAGACCCGTTATGGAATGATTGCCAATCCGTTCGTCATGCAGGTGAACGGCACCACGGACGGCGACACCTTTACCGCCAACCGTAACCATTACTACCGTCGATTTGCTATCACGAACTTGCTCTAATTCGACGGGATAACAAAAAAGAGGACAGCGCACAATGCTGTCCTCCTTTTTGTTTTCAGGCCCTATAAATACACATGATAGACCTTTGCATTCATCCACTACACCACGAAGTATACGTCGTGTCAATGGGAAAGTCAACCCCTTTTTGAACCAAAATGACCGTTACCCTTACATCCTCAAAATTGACTATTGAAGATATTCTTTGGACATCTCGACAGCCTTCGAATTTGAACTACTTACGAACCAATGGATTTTTGTTCGCGGTAACGAAACTACCTAAAGTATCATACTTTTGTCAGGCAGCTAACATTCCCTCCTTGACCTTGGGGACGGCCATTCAACAGACTCCCTTTGTCGATATTCCCCATCCGGGAGATAAGTTGGTGTTTGATCAACTGTCTATTCGATTCATGGTGCAGGAAAACTTGGAAAATTTCATGGAATTGTATACGTGGATGATCGGGTTGGGGTTTCCCGTCTCTCGCGACCAATTTCGTACCTACGTGAACACCTATGCGGATCGGTATCCTCAACTCAAGTCCGAATTGCCACAGTTGAGCGATGCGACCTTATTAGTGTTGGACAATTCGAACAATCCGGTAGCTCAGTTCAATTTTACCGATTGTTTTCCCACGTCGCTGACAAACATGGAATTTGACATTTCAGACGGACAAGCCAAATACTTCCAAGTCACGGCGACGTTTGCATTCACATCGTATACAACCGAAAGTCTCCTAACCACTTGACAATAAGAGGGTAAGAGGATAGATTTCTACATTCTCTTTTACGAGGATGTATGGAACAACTTCTCTTACATTTGTTTGGGGATTATGTCGTCCAGAACAATTGGATGGCTAAATGGAAAGTTCGACGGTCATGGCCGTGTTTCGTGCATGCCCTGACCTATTCGATTCCGTTTGCTTTGTTAACCACAAGCCTCCCGGCACTCGCAACGATCTTCGGAACGCACTTTCTTATAGATCGATGGAGTCTTGCAAAATATCTCATGACGTGGAAAGGTGCCCCGCCTAATAGTGTATATACCTATGAAGACGGTGTGGCATGGCCGGTGTATACAGGAAATCAATTTTTTGTGTATGTCGCTACCGATAATACTTTCCACCTGATCATCAACTTCTTGGCCTTGAAATTCCTCTAATGAAACCCTCCGAAATTCGAGCGTTGTGGGACAAGGATTGTCAAATAGACCCGACGGATTATGAGCGAGCGGCCATTCAGAAACCGCGTTTGCATTCCAAATATTTGAATATGTTGATCGATGTCAAGTTGGAATTGCGAAACGCCGAGATTGTATTTTTGAAGATGCGAACCTTGAAGGGCCGATACTATAGTGGAGAGTTGACGAAGGACGAGTTGCAAGAACGGGGATGGCCGCAATATCAGAAAAACAAGCCCCTGAAAACAGAATTGGAAAAACTTCTTGAAAGCGATCCGGACATGATGGAGTGTGTGAATCGGTTGGAAGTGTTGAAGGTGGCTCAAATGCAGTTGGAGTATATTTTGAAAGAAGTTTCGGGTAGGGATTGGACCATACGAAATGCCATAGAATGGCATAAATTCACTCAAGGAGGTTAAGATGCGATCCGGTGTTGTGAAGGGCAAGACGCTTGAAGGCGAAGCGCAGGTAAGTTTCTTTGTGTCGTACACGGTGGCAGAACTTGGACAGCGGTTTTCCGACAAGACCAAGGATGTGCCGGGATTGGCGAAGGAAGTGGCGGGAAGAATTGTCGAGGAAGTCAATAAGTTTCAGGCGAATCCCCACGAGGTTATCTAACTCATAGATGGAGAGCGTCAAGGTAACAAAAAAAGATCATGTTCACCTGAGGATATCGGCTTCTCCATCCGTCCTTCAGGAAATTTCGGATTTCTTTACCTTTGAAGTGCCGGGAGCAAAGTTCACTCCCTCATACAAATTCAAACAGTGGGATGGAAAGATTCGGTTGCTCCATATGTTTTCGGGCGAGTTGTATTTGGGACTGCATAAACAACTCAAGGAGTTTTGTCAAACCCGAGGATATGTGTATTCGAGTGTCGGAATAGAAGATTCTACGTCAAGCGTGACTCCAAAGAACTGAAAGTGTTCATGAATGGATTGTCGTTATGCGCTCACGGAACCGACATCGAAATTCGCGCATATCAAATCGAAGCCATGCTGGAAGCCATCAATCGGAAGCGGGTATTGATGCTTTCTCCAACGGCCAGCGGCAAAAGTTTGATTTTGTATGGGTTAGTGCGATGGTATCAACCACAGGTGCGGCAACAACTCATCATTGTTCCAAACACATCCCTTGTTGAGCAGATGTACACCGATTTTCAGGAATACTCGACAAAGAACGGGTGGAATGGAAAAACAGAGTGTGCCTGTATTTACAGTGGAAAGGAAAAGGTGTTTTCGGCTCCTGTGGTCATAAGTACGTGGCAAAGTCTGTTTCGGAAACCGAAGGCATTTTTTGAACGCTTCGACGTGATTTATGGAGACGAAGCTCATCTATATACCGCAAAGTCTCTGACGGGCATCTTTCATAAAACCACCAACACTCCATACAAGATAGGCACTACGGGAACCTTGAATGGGACCAAATGTCATGAGATGGTGTTAGAGGGGTTGTTTGGACCGGTGTATAAGGTCACGACCACTAAGCAGTTGATGGATGATAACTATCTAGCCGATTTGTTTATTCATTGTTTAGTTCTCGAATACTCACCCGCAGAAAAGAAGGCAGCGGCCAAAAAGACGTTTCGATATGCCGATGAAATGCAATTTTTGGTTGCCCACCC